TAGAGCCAGCCAGCGCGATCAGGCATCCGCTAACCCAAATAGATTTAAATTTTGTCCAACCAAGGTTTGCGGCGATTTCTATATCGCCGTCATGAGTAGATACATCAACTGTACCGATGTAATTGCCGTTGCTGTCAAAGTGTTCTGCTGTTAGTTTTAGTGTTTTCATTTTTTCTCGCCTTTGTGCCCGTGTGGGCAGTCTTTGATTGGGTGCCAGTTACGTCTCCGGCGCAGGCTTCCACCGCTGTCTCGCTTTGGCAGACTGCTTCGGTTTAGATGGGGAGTGCCCGGTCTGCCAGCGGACTCGCCAGTGTGTTCAAGTGCCCCCGTTTATACGGCCACAGGTGGGGGCATACCTGTGAGTAGAGGTAATCGAAATTAACCCCTTGGCCTTCCACACCGGAGAAGGTGTTTTTATGCCCCGTACCGACCACCGGCGGGGCAACCCGGCTACTAGGTTGCAGCTTCAATGCCCAGTGTGGGCGAGGAAGGAAACCCGGTCTAACCAGCGCCAGCTTGCAGGCGCGGCGCTGATGTTCATTACTGCTTTTGCTCGTCGGCGATGGCTTTCAGTTCTTTCTGTCGGTGCTTGTACAGCGCCATCAGTTCCTCACGAAACTGGCCGTTTTCTTCCAGGTGTAGGAAGTCGGGGACCAGATTGTTGCCTATTTCGCTCAAGGTTTTTGTATCGGACGCGCCGTTGATTGCGTCGGCGACCATGGCGTAGGTTAGTGGCTTGGATTCTGCGGCGGTGTCTGGCTCTGGATATGGATCGGCTTCGGCCTCTGGTTTTTCGTCAACAATTTCGGCATCAACTATGTCGGCTTCCTTCTTCGCTTTAGAGGGATTGCCGCCCCTCAACACATCGTTAAGGTCGCTGGCGGCCGGGCCTATTTCGCGCTCAACCTGATCAGCAGTGGGAATTTCATCCGGCGTGTAGACGCCCAGCAGTGGGCCAGGAGTGTACTTGCGTACCCAGTTTTTTAGCTGCAGGTAGCCTATCTGCTGTGGGATGTTTGTTTTCCACAATGGGGAATTGCGGATTTTCACATCGGCCAGAGTCAGCCATTCGTTCCAGGTCACAACTTTTTCCCCTTTGATCACAGCACCTACCCGGCACTGCAACTGCTCACCCTCGCCGCGATACTCGTACTGAAAAACACCCTCGATCATGCCGCTATTCTGGACAACCGCATTCACGAGCTGGGCTTCATAGCCGAGTTTGCCGCCAACAATGTGGGTTTTCTGCGCCACAACGTAGGGGTTCATACCCCACTGGATTGACTGCATGATGATGGCCCAACAATCACCCTCGTTGCCTTTCAGGTGGTCAGGGATTGTAGCCTTGGCGTTCGCCATGCGCGTAGCCATGTGGTCTATTTGCGCCAACAGCGGCGCGTTCATCATAATATCGGCGGTCTGCATTTCCGACATATTCATATTCTCGGATTGCGTCTGAATTTTTGCTGGTGTGTTCATGGTCTGATCCTTTCTGTTGTGGGCAACGGTTAAACTATAAATGCGCGATTTGCCCAGCCTGGCGGCTCAACAACGCGAACTTCATCAGGGAAGCCGGGCCAGTCGGTATCGCGGCCATGGCGCAGCGTGCGCAGCGCTCGGCGGTAGTGCGCCTTTCCAATGTCCAGGTACTCGGGCGATAACTCGTAAACGCTGGTCAGGTACGGTGCGGAGTTTTCCACACACACAAAGACAAATTTGGTGTATGCAAAGTGCCCCAACTCGGCGAGCAACGGCTTGCACTGGTTGATTCCTTCCAGGTACATCGCGGCTGAAACGTGGTAATTGAAATTCTGGATTGACTTGATAAAGCCGGAATAGCTACCGTCAGCGGTGCTTTTCAGGTCCATGACAACCGCGTGATTTTTGGACAGCGCATCCGGGCGCACCTTCAACAGTTCCTTATAATCAGAATCATCGTCGGCATCCATGGATTTATACCACCAGTACACTGAGGACTCTGCAACGATATCCTGCAGCAGCAGCCCGGCGATGGGATGGCTATACACCGACTCAGCCATCCACTTCGCCTGCTCGTACTGCTCCGGCGTGATGATGGTTTTGCCCTGGTTCGCTTCCTCGAATGCAGCAGCACCCGCCTTGCCTATCTTCGTGCGCTTGTCGAACTTCTCAGCAACGGCAATATCCTTATCGAAGCTATCAGGCTCCAGGACTAGCGAGTGAACCGCAGTGCCCAATGCCATCGTGGGTGTGGAATCTTTCGGGTTGTTCATCTGGTAGCGCAGGTGCGCCGGCGTCTGCTCGATCAGGGTTTTCAACTGGCTCGAACTGGTGCCCATGCTGCCGTGGTATTCCTCGTTGGGCATGCCCTTGTACCAGCCAGGGGCGACGAACGGGCGCTTGCGCGGCTCGGTATTTTCTACTGTCTCAGGTGTCGGCATAATCAAACTCCTATCAAAGCGCGAAAAACCAAATCCAAAATGCACATGAACATCATCCCGGTGACAAACCCCAGCGCGCAGGACTCGTTCGCGGTCATGCTCGGCTTGCTCCGTGTGGGCGGCTTTAAATCTCTGGCCATGCGCCGTTCCATCACGCCGCCTCCGGGTCAAACTCGGGTTCCGGGTAGTTCTCGGCCTCGGCCAGCGCGCGGATATCGGTGTGGTAGTACTCCGCATCAACCCACTTACCGACTTCGGAAACCCACAGGTCATAAACAACGTCGGCCAGGTGGCGCTTGATCTGGTCCAGATGGAAAGGAAGGTGCGGCGCCTGATTGTGCTTGAGCGCGTGGATATCAGAGAGGTAGCCAGCGACCAGCCGCATTTCGATGGAAAGCCAGACCTCTTCATCCAATTGCTCCAGCGCCTCGGCATCGGCCAGGATCGCGGCGATAATCGCTGCCCTGCCTTCCTCGATATTGCTGCTAACGTTCTGCTTGAAGTGGTCGCGTAGCTTCATGGGGCTCTCCGGTTTTTTGTGTGGCTTGAGAGAGAATATACACACGCTTATGGTTATGGTCAATGCGTAAACGAATAAATATTGCAAAATTCAGGGTGTGTTTTAGTTGACAAACATATGCGTACGTATAATATTGGCATCATGAAACTACCCATGATGATTCAAACACTCTTAGAAAGCGGTTATAGTCAGGATTCGTTAGCGAAAAAGCTGACTGAGCGCGGCGTAGCATGCACTCAGCCAACGATCTGGCGGATACTGAACGCGGGGGCGGAGCCCAGGTACACGCTCGGCGACGCCATCCGGCAGCTCTACGAAGAAACAACGGCTGAAAATAACGCTGCATAACACTTAACCCTCTGATTCGGAGGGTTTTTTGTACCTTAATTCCGGCTGTAAAGACCAGTAAATGGCTGTAAACCGAAAGTTATGGAGCAAATCACACTCAATTTTGACGCCAGCGAGTTCGAAGCTTTCAACTCGGTGCAGGAGTTCTACGCACACCGGACTTTTTCCATTCGCGATGACCAAGGGAGGGTGGTGAAGCAGGGGGTTCAAGCCATGGAAATGGACTATTCGCCATCGCAATGGAGCCACAAAATTAACAAGGCCAACAACACATCGCTGACCTTGGAGGACGCCGACAGGCACACCGATTTATACGGTGACGTCGCCTGGATTTACTACCTGATCCAGAAGCACATCATCAAAAAGAAACGCAACCGGGATGAACTTTTACTGCTCCGGGCTGAGATCGATCGACAGCTTAGAGGCACCTCATGATGCCGCGCGCCTTCCGATCAGACCCATTCATCGGCATTGATGGCTCCGTTTTGGTCACCAATAACGGCTCCAGAATCGCCACTGAGCGCGATATGGAGTGGTTTTGGCGTACTGCCGAGCCTGAGTTGGACCGGCTGACGATGGAGTTGTGCACCTACCATCGCAGCCGCGGTGAACCACTTGATCAGTGGCAGCTCGATGCTGAACTGGCGGCGTTCAAGCGGACCCGGGTGAGGACTGTCGCCTCAGAAAGTGAGAGCTACTAATGGCTAGAATTCGCTCGATCAAACCTGAATTTTGGACTGACGAAAAGGTGATTGAACTATCCTTTGAGGCCAGACTTTTATTTATCGGGTTGTGGAATTTTTGCGACGAACACGGAAATACAGAAGGATCGTCCAAGCGAATCAAGATGCAAATCTTTCCCGCCGACAATCTGGACATCGAAAAGTATCTTGAAGAAATCCGTTTAATAGGATTTTTATCCTACTACGAGGTTGAAGGTAAAAAATACATACATATCAATAACTTTAACAAACACCAGAAGGTCAACGAGAAGACCGCTCACAAGTTTCCACCACCAGAAAAAGGAAAGTTATCCGATCAGTCGGATAAAAAGGCCTTGGATGTTTCTTCTTTGGATGTTTCTTCTTTGGGAAAGGAAAAAACACTGTCGAATCCACCAGAACTCTGCCTCGACAGCAAGCCACCTCCCGACACCGCAGCGCTGCGCTTCGAAACACTCTGGTCAATCTGGCCTAAAAACCTCGGGGCCAAAGGCTCGAAATCTGAGGCCCTGGCGAAATTCAAACAGATCAAACCGGATGATCTCCTGCTCACCAGAATGCGTCGTGCACTCACCGCACAGGCCGAGCACAAGCGCGGGTGTGTGTCCCGGGGAGAATTCTACGAAAACTTCCCCCACGTCGTCCGCTGGCTTAGCAAGCGTCGTTGGGAGGATGAGCTTTCCGAATACCAACTTGCCACGAGCAGCCAGGAGCTAATCGATTGAATTTCTCCAACTCTGATTTTAATTACACCGACAGGGATTTGCTGGCTTTCCTCGGGCAGCAGGAATCCCAGAAAATTCATTGGGGCGACCACTGGCACGATGAGCTTTTGGAGCAATTCGAGCAGGGCACCAAGCTGGTTGGCGCAAAACTCCCTTGGTCAGACACGCACGAAAAAATCCGCTTCCGACCCCAGGAGGTCACGATACACGCAGGCCAGAACGGCCATTTCAAATCCATGGTCACTGGCCAGATGGCCATGTGGTTCGCCGCGCAGGGCGAACCTGTAGGGATTATGAGTTTTGAAATGCCCGTTAAGGTCACGCAGCAGCGGATGTGCCAGCAGGCATCAGGATCAAGAACGCCGGCCAGGGATTTTATCAAGCGCTGGCTTGCATGGAATAACCAGCATTTGGCGTATTACGACCACCTGGACACCAGACCATCTAATCGAGTGCTGGGAGCTGTTTTCTACATGGCCAAAGACCTTGGATGCAAACACATCCTGATCGACTCGCTGACCAAGTGCGGGCTGCCCTACGGTGAGCGCGGGGCAGAGAAATACTTTATCGACGCGCTGTGTGCCACGGCCAAAGTGTTCGATATCCACATTCACCTGGTCTGCCACGTTCGCAAACCCGACAGTCAGGGCGATGCCAGAATCCCAACGAAATGGGATGTTCGTGGCGCTGGTGAACTCACAGATTTGGTTGATAACGTGATTATCCATTGGAGTGACAAACGTAAGGCTGAAATATTGCGCAAGGGCAACAGCGGTATATCACTGTCCGAAAAAGATCAGGAATATCTGATGCGACCAGATCAACGCATGGTGGTCGAGAAACAGCGTCACGGCGCCTACGAGGGCACCATCGGCCTCGAAATGCACGACTCCCTGCAATTCCACAAAGGCCGCCTGCTGGACTTCCCGCTGCCCAAAGGCGACTTATTGGAGCAAGCCCAGTGACCGGCCCCAGGCACGTCAGAGAGATACTGCGCGATGTGGTGCGCAATATACCAGAGCCATCACCAGCCACAACCTTGATGACGCCCCAAATCGGGGATTTCTACATTTCCATTTTCGACAAAAAAACCGTGTGGCTTTCCCGTGGTGACGGCGAAGGCATGGGCGCGTCAAACGAGTGTTTTGAGGAATTACTTGCGGGGCTTTACTGGGAGACATTCTGATGATACTCGAACTTCCATTTCCCCCATCGGTAAACCACTACTGGGGAAGCCGCGTCGTTGGGAGCGGCAGCAAAAAGTTTGTCTCCCGGTACATCAACGCCAAAGGAAAAATATACAGGCAAGCTGTGATCGACACCTGCCTGGCCGAAAACCTGCGCATGAACCTCACCGGCCCACTGGCCTGCACCATCGACCTGTACCCACCGTGCAACCGCCGACGGGACTGCGATAACTACCCGAAGGCCATTCAGGATTCACTCGCGCATGCCGGGGTATTCGAGGATGACAGCCAGATCATTGACCTTCGGGTACGCATGCACCCGAAAAAACCACCGGGCTGCGTCATCGTCACCATCGAGAAGATCAGCGACGACCAGTGCGGGCATAACCAAATCGATCTGATGGCGGGGTAGGGTATGACCACCCAAAAAGACCAAATCCGCGCCGAGATATCCCGCCAGATAGCGGAATTCCTAGCCTCCGGGAAAAACATCGACCAGGTGGATTACACCGCGAATCACTACCACCAGCAACCCATCAAGCGCAGTCGTAGGGAGCAAATCGACTACGCGAAACGCATGCGGCGGTCAGCCAGCAAAGCAGCACAGTCAGACGCGCGCTGCCAAAGGAACTAGACAAACTCCAAAATTTGTGCACTACCATAGCCCCCAGCGAGAGTGAGGACGCTCGCTTACTTCCCAGGTCTTGCCCCCGTTCTCGGGGGCTTTTTCAAACAAGGGGCACAGATTGGCAGGCGGTAGACCAACCAAATACGGTCCCGGGGCACTCCGCAAAGCGCGGAAATACTTTGTCGATGGCCACCTGGAGGAAGAAGTTTTCCCGACCATTGCCGGTCTGGCACTCTACCTCGGAATCTCCCGCGAGACTGTCCGGGACTGGGCAACGCACGAGGACAAGGCTGAGTTTTCTGGCACGGTCAAGCTGATCATGGCCAAGCAGGAACAACAATTGGTCAGAAACGGCGCGCTCGGCACCTACAACCCCACGATTACCAAGCTGTTACTGGCCAACCACGGCCACGCTGACAAATCCGAGAGCACCACCGATAACCGGCACAGCTTCGGCAGTATGTCCGATGAAGCCCTTGAAGAAATTGTGCGCGGAGCCCTGCGCGAGTGAGCGCCGCACGCCAGGAACTGGAATACCGGGCAGCCGCCGCTATGGAACTCCAACGCCGGCGAGCAGGCGGGGCAGCCAACGCCGCGTTTCACTCGTTCTACCCCTGGCAGCAGGATTTCACCGCAGCCACCGCGACACACATCGAGTGTTGTCTGTGCGCGGCAAACCAGATCGGCAAGACCTTCGTCGGCGCCGCCATCGACGCGCAGCACCTGCTCGGTGACTATCCCGAGGACTGGCCAGGCCATCGCTTTGACTTCCCGCCGCTAGTGTGGGGGCTCGGGTACTCCATGGAGAAAACCCGCGACCTGCTACAGACAGCGCTGTTTGGCCGCATCGTCAACGGTCAATTCGAGGGTGGACTGGTTCCCAAGGAAAAGATTGTGAACCACGAGAGCGCGACTGGCACGCCAAACGCGATGCGCTCTGTCCGGGTCAAGCACAAGGAGGGTGTGAGCACCATCCAGTTCTGGAGCTACAGCCAGGGGCAGCACGCGATCATGGGCGACGTTGTGGATTTCTTCCACATCGACGAGGAACCCAAGGACCAAAAAATACGCCCCCAGGTGATCACCCGAACCATCAACGGGGACCGCGGGAAGGGTGGCCGTGGCATTCTCACGTTCACCCCGGAAAACGGACGCACCGAAACCGTGATCCAGTTCATGGACACACCATCAGCAGACCAGTTTTTTATGATGAAAGGCTGGGACGATGCGCCGCACATGACAC